AATCACCAAACTCCGGCTCCTCACCGTACTTAATCCAGTTTTCCTTGAACATCTCGGAACCTGTGGCTTCGAACGACGCCATGAACTCTTGGCGGAAAGCGTACGACGACATCGACTTTTTAGCAACGTCAATCTCGTTTGGATCAAGTAGAGGGTTATCGTAAGACGTAAAATGCCAGCCCTTATATGTTTCATCATCAGACATCTCCGCGTACTTGTACAACTCGTAGAAGTGGTTACGACCCATAGGCGTACCTATGAACAGCGCGTGACCCTTCTGGTCTGCTAAGGCTGGACGTAGAATCTGCTCCCATACATCGGGCTTCATGTCTGCGTACTCATCCATAACAAGAAACTTCAAGGACACACCACGCATAGTCTCTGGCCTATCGGCACCTTTTAGACTAATTGTGGCCCCGTTGACCAGCTTGATTTGCAGGTTGTTGATGTGCGAACCTGCAATAACAGGGTGTCCTAGCTCTAGCAGAGTCTGCCACATAATATCACGGGCTTGTCCCTGCGTAGGCGCAACGTAAAAAACATGACCTCGCTCGGCTTGTAAACCATTGATAATAAGCAGCCACGCGGCAAGTCGTGACTTTCCTGTTCGCCTACCCGCCGCTACTACCTTAAAGCGAGTTTCGTCATTCCATACTTCTTGCTGCCAAGGAAGCAGCGCAACATTAAGATCCATTGAAGTTAACGAGTGCTGGCGCTTGTTCTACTAGATCAAAGGTTACAACTACCTCCACATTACCTACAGAGGCAGCCTGACACTTTACTGCTTCGTTTTCGTGGAGGATAAACAACGGGCCTCCTCCGTTTCCTAGCGTCAACGTGCCGTTACCCGCTACGTTTGTTCCATCGTATATGTACACCTGTGGCGTTCCAGAAAGATCCCAGTACAAATCTATGCTGTTCGTAGACCCGCCGTGGTTTGCTATAAATACGTAGCTCACAATAGCGTGGAACCCGGTAGGGACAGTAAACAGCGTTGTTAGATCAGTAGTCGTTAAGGTTGTGTGTTTTGTATATAACATTAGTAAGTCCAAATAACGCCGGGTTCGCGCCTAAAATCTACATGAATAAAGTCAGGAGCTATGCCAATACCCCTAAACTCCATACTAATAGCCCTGCTAATTAGTAAATAGCGTTGGTGTGGGTTGGTAATTTTGATATCGCAGGCAATGCCTTGAGCATGGGTGCCGGGTTTAGATTTTTTAGCCTCAATAGGGTGGCTAGGGTCTCTGTAACCGCTAGTAACAATAAAGGGAAATCCGCAGGCAAGACGCAGATTGTCTATCTTTTCAAGAAAGTCAGGATTCATTTCGTTTTTGCCGGTATGCTGGCAATCAAACTCCTCAATCTTGAAGTATTTCATCGGAACTCCCCTCTATTATGGTTGCATCCTTTACTTCGGCAGTACCAACGCCAGTAATGTTGATCTGAATAGCACTCCTGCCGCCATCTTTAATCACATCCTTCTCAAATGCCGCCACAGGCAGTATACGATCCATGACTAACTTCCATGCAGCAGCCTGATTCCTGTGGTCATCGTCCATAGCGGCCTCAAATATCGTGTCTAACACCCGCCTAGACTTGGGAGAGGCCAGCATTCTGGACTTATATTCGTTAATAATCGCCGCATCACCCTTGGGACGGCCTACTTTATTCCTGCCGCCGGGCGAATTTGCCATAACTTCTTGTTTTTTAGGTCTACCGCGTTTCTTTTTTGGGGCCAATTCAGGCTTATCCATAATAAAACCATGTGGTTAATAGTATATAAAAGCGAAATGTAGTCTTGTTCTTTTTAAATTGCAAGTTTGTTGCATTTTGATAAGCAATATCAAAGGGTTGGGAATCTTCAATTTCACCTTTTTTGTATCTGGGGGGCAACTCCTAAGTATCGTACGTGGTTTCCCCCTCCCCCGGTGCCATCCTACCATCGACTATCCTGCAGGGTAGAGTTTCCGGGAGAGTTACCGTACATGAAGAGTGTGGATGGATGAACCAGCCTCTATAGTTCTATTAGCCACGGAGGAACCCACAGTATTCTCCGTTCTAGTTACCGCTCGTATCTATACCTACATGAATTTGTGATTAGGTTGCCCAAAATTAAATCGGCAAAGACGTATGATCGCTATGCCTGAATCAAGCCACACTGCAGGGTTACAGCACTGTTCCACAATCTACATTAAGAAGCCACCCGAGCAGGCGACTAATGCTCGACTGTGGTCGAGCGGTTCGCCTGTATGAGCGGGGGACACCCCCGCACCCCCACTAGGATCGCTTTCGGCTTGTCCACTCTTGCTTACTCCGGCAACGGCGCTGAAAACCGCGCCTTTTCGCTGGCGCGAAAGCCTACATAGCTGCGAGGGCGCGCGGGACGCGCCTATGTACTGCGCCTACGCTGACTCGCTACATACACGTAATGCACGAGTGCAGCCTTGCACCCTACGAATGCAACTTCACGAACGCACCAGCGGGCGTTCGCTTGACCCCGCAAGCGGGGCAATGCACTCTCCGGGACAAGCCTGCCGCTCGGCAAAACTCCGTTCTCTTTAACGCAAACCGCAACCGAGCCAAGACCCTCCACATGGCGGCTTATGCCTTTAACAAGGCCCGCCATGCTCCGGCGAGAATCCGACGATTAAGGATCGCTGAACAACGCGATCCGTTCGCCGGATTGTCTTGACTAGGTTGCTTGCGACACCATAGCGCGCCCCAGTCGTGACCGGCTAGAGGCCGGTCGACTGTGGCACTGGTGTCGCCCTTCGGGTTTGCCTTGCTCTGTTTGCGTGGCTGATGACAGTCACATCAACCAAAAAAGATCAGGAGATCGACATGAAAAATTCAACCTTCTTCATCAACAACCTCGTAAACATCAGCCTTGCCCTTTGGGAACAGGATCTTGGCAAGCCGAACCTGCCCAACCAAGGCGGCAATATCGTCGTCACGTTCACTGACGGTAGCAAGATTAAAGTCCCGATGTCCGCTTGGACGGATCCTTGCCCGCAGGATCGACGACCAAATACCAGTGGAAGTCTTAACAAGTACAAGTTGCGGGGTGAGATTGAGCAACGCAACGCCTACTGCGGGGAGGATCCCATCGACAATCCTGCCCTTATTGAGACTGACCGCTCCGCCCGAGTCGACGCCGTTGACCCCAAGGTCGCCGCCGCCGCTGATAAAGCACAGCGTGTCGCTGATCTTGAGACTCCGAAAAAGGCCGTTCAGCGCAAAGCTTCGTAAGATAAACCACGGGAGGCTTCGGCCTCCCTTTTTTTATGCGGACACCAAACCCGCTTGCCCCGAGCCTTCGGCCCTTGTGCCAGGCCAAAAACCGGCTTGGCACTGCGGGCCTCCGGCTCTCGTTCCAGTAAGCCCGCCAGTATCACCTGCTTCTCGGCTGCATCGAGGCCGCGTTGACCGAGCCATTCCCAATCTCAACCATCGACCATTAATAAGCGCATGAATTTATGATTTTTAGGATATGACGATGGCGTTTTGACGCAGGAGTTGACGCAAGACTTGACGCAGGAGTTGACGCACGACTGGATGCCGGCCCGTGACGCCATGCCGCGCCGATTATACCGCCTGTAAAGCGGCGGTGGCGCGGGCATGCCGCCGTTCACGGGCGGCTAATTAATTATTAAGGAGTTAGTTATGAAGACGATGCAGATTTGGTACACCTACCATCCAGAAGGCACCACTTGCAAAGACTATAAAGGGTACAGAGAGTATCCATTCGACCCTGAGCTTGACGCAGATGGTATCGACAACCTTGTTGATATGATCTATGAGCTTCGTCCAGATCGCCGGTATCAGATGTCATACCATGTCATATCTCCAGATAGCTCGTTTACTGGAGTGATGGCAACGATGCTGTCTGATTTTCAACCAACCTATTCAGAGTTCGGCAAACTGATTGCTGATTAAGGAGTAATTAGTAATGAGGCGTGAAATGTTTGATCGTCACCGCAGGCTTCGGCCCAGAACATACAAGGCTATGAGAGATCTGCGTCCTTTTTGGGCGCGTCATTATCATGGCAGGTTTTGTAATAAATCATGGTACAAAAGAAAAATAAAAAAGCGCAACCGACCTAGAATAGAAGAAGCAGACCGTCACGATACTATGTTTATTCGGCTCAAATATGGATCGTGGAGAGCAAGAGAAGAACTTTGGCCTTCACTTCGATGGTGATAAGGAGAACAGCATGAACAAAGCATATCAGTTGGAAGCAACGTGCCTTACCTGCAAGGGTGAGGCTTACGTTTTAGCTCAACCAGATTTGGTTGATAAGTATCAGCAAGGTGAATTAGTTCAGAACGTATGGCCTGATGCTTCGACCGAATACCGGGAAGTCATTATTGGATGGCGAACCGGCGCATATATCTGTCCGATGTGTGCACTTGATTTGGCTGAGTAGCATTTGGAATAGTTGGGAACAGTGTTAGTAAACTTTTATATATTCATTTTCCTTATGTAGGTTTAAATAGGGGTTCCCAAGTGTTCCAAATCAGGCAAGCCCTAGCTCTGCTAGCTGATGAATAACCTTTGCAAAGTTTGGTAAAGTTTGCTAATGTTATCGAAGTTGTTTGGGATCAACCCCAATAAACCGGCCAGTGATGTGACTATGCTGGCCATTTTAACCACTAGAGTAGGAGTAATACCATGGATAAGTTTAAACGCTTAACCGATCTCGTCCTAAATGCAATGGAGGACGATGCGAAATGGCAGAAGACATGGCAGTCTGGCCTTGGCCTTCACCGTAACTGGGTAACTAATCGCCCATACTCAGGCATGAATCAGATCACGACGATGATTAATGCCGCCATCCACGGATACACCAAGCCGTATTGGTTAACCTATAAGCAGGTCAATGATCTTGGCGGGTCAGTCAAAGGCCAGAAAGCTACGCCAGCTTTGTACTTTGGCGTATCAAAAGACAAGGACGATCCAGAAAAGTCCTACAAGTTTGCCAAGTTATACAATCTATTCAACATTGAGCAGACAGGCATTGATCTGCCAGCCGTTGAACTTAGACCTACCAAGCTAGAAAAACCTTACGAGCTAGCCGATGCGTTGAACGTAAAGATCAATAGCAGCAGCCTCAATGACCCCTCGTATATCCCATCAATAGATGTAATTAAGATGCCGATGCCGGGTCAGTTTATCAGTGACGATGCTCACCAATCCACGTTTTACCATGAGTGCATACATTCAACCGGACATAGCAAGCGGTTAAGCAGGCCGCTCCTTAATATGTTTGGTACTGAGGAGTATGCCAAAGAAGAACTGGTAGCAGAGCTTGGATCTATATTTCTATGCGCTGATCTTGGGGTGAAGTATGACATCCAACAACACGCTAGTTATATCAGGTCATGGCAGAAAGCAATCAAGTCTGACAGCCAGTACCTATTGACCGCAGCAACAGCAGCAAGAAAAGCTCATGAGTATTGCATCTCTCAACTCAACCTGATGAAACAGCAGGAGGCAGCGTAATGAGCAAGTACAAACAAAACAAACTGCTAAACAAAAAAGTATCTCGACTGATCTTGGACATATCCCAATTATCGAGAGCGTTGGCTGATGACCCTGAGTATGACCGGCATTG